CATTCTTCAATTGTTTGGGGACGATATTTCTCGACCCAAAGAAATTCATTACGACTCATAATTTAGACCCACTCAGGTTTACGATCTGGGATACGTAGATAATTATCGCATACCCAGGGTTTAGATGCAATATAGCGTTTATAAGCAGTGAAGATGTCAATGCTTGTATCATATTTGAACTCATCAGGCCCAGCAAAAACAAATGATGTTGGACCCTTACCAGAGCGCCCTGTAGCGTCTCCTGTGGGCAGAATTTCCTTTGCTACCATCAGAGTACGAAAGCAGGTGTGAACCTTCCCATAGCGCATTTTGTACTCATCACAGAGTGCAATGCCATGTGAAAGCAACCACTGCCAATTCATCACAAACTCATTGGCCCATATAGTACATGGATGATTGCGAAAAGCACCCTTCTCAGTGGCATAGGGAGTTCCATCTGCCTTGGGAAGGGTGCCAAATCCATGACCCCATTTGTCAGAACACACAATAGCAAGCATCTGACAGGTCTCTAAGGGCATCTTGACGATGTGCTTGTCAGGTAGAACTTGTGCGGACTTCCAGGGATCGGGGTCAGTGACAAAAATATTCATTCTAAAGGTCTGATGAATTCGTTAGAAACGATGTCACTTGCTTTAAGTTCCATCTTCATATATTCTACACCATCCTGTGGCATGGTGTGGTCCCCACAAGTAAAAATGTCACATACTGCCATGCCTTTTTCTGGCCAGGTGTGGATGCTAATGTGACTCTCAGAAAGCATGGCGACACAAGTCACACCCTGAGGTTCAAACTTATGTGAGTTTAATGCCAAAAGAGTTGATTTACACTTTTTAGATGCAGCATAAACCGTATCTCTAATCCACCCTTCATCATCAAGAAGATCTGGTTTACACCCTTTAAGGGTGAATAGTATGTGTCTCATTACGAATTGAATTCAGAATCTGGCTCAAGAGCGATGAAGTAAGTAAGTGGTTGAGACTCAAGTACATTCGTGAACTGAGATAGGCACTTACTGGAGATCGATACTTTATAATTTCCAGGAAGAATTTTGATGTTCTCAACTTTGAAATTGAAAACGAATTCCTTATCAGTCTCTCCGACTACGATGGAGTGATCGTTTGAAGTATCGTTCTTTTTGTCACGAACAGAAAGACGGATAACACCTGCTTCACCAATAACAGCCAAATCAGGTAGATCTAGAGTATTTGCAGCCTGAAGAAGTTGACTGAGATGACTGGGAGTAATCTCAAAAGAAACGTCTTCACTAGGGAGAGTAAGTTTCTTCTCTGGTGGAGAAACAATTACATTAGGATCTGCAAAGAAATAACGAGAACGATTCCGACCCTCACGAATGGTTACATAGTTACCTTCTGAGAAATCAAGTTCGGGGTCTTGATATAGACGAAGAACTTTTAGGAACTGTGGCAAATCATAAATTGCAAAGTCTTTTGGAAATTCTTCCTTGATTTCGGCCTCGGCAAGAATATTCTTCATCACTGAAATAGTGCGAAGTTGATTACCTTTCTGAAATAGAATGGATTGATTAATCTCAGAAAAGTTAGTCAGGATTGAAAGGGTTTGTTTGGTTAGTTTCATATCAATAGGGGAAATCGGAAGAGTTCTTCTTGTGGAGTCCAGAGAAATGGTAGAGAAGGATACAATAGTGGATTGCCTTCAAAATGTCAAGACGTGACTTGCCATTCTTTTTACCAAAGCGAGAGAGGTACTTAATCGCATTAGAACGACAGAAGGCCTCTGCATCTCCAATACTTTCAATCAGATCAAGAGTTTGAGTTTTGGACTCTTGAGATGTATAATGTGACTTATATGTTCCAGAAAGATAATCACGAATCTCTTTCATCGTGAGATCTTCTTCATATTTCCAGAATCCATTTTTCTCAGTGGATTCTAGATTTAAATCAATTTGATTTTCATTCATATCGTTTTGTTTTAGTTGTGTAGTCCAACCATCATCATATGCAGATGTATATCTTACATATGTGTCTTGAGCTAATTTGTCCAGAGGATCATCATTCATCACATGTTCTTCTGGATCAAGATTTCCATTCATTTTATCAAATAGCAAACTCCAAGCATTAACCATAGCAGAAAAGAAAATCATCTACAAGTGAATCTGCTTTTTCTTTTCCAAACTTGCTGGAAAGATATCCACTTACAGGATCTAGGCGTTTCATATATTTGTCGAAATCTCCGTAAGTAGATTGAACAGAAGACCCACTGGGTTTCTTTGATTCTAACATATCTTTGTATGCTTGTAAATAGGCAGCAAAGTCATCAAGGTAATTGTTGACTTCACTCATCGTACATTTACGGACAAAGACATTTTCGGAGAAATGATTACCAGGCTCAAAGAATCTAAATGTTCCTTCTGCCTTTGGTAGATCTGGATGGGAGAACAAATAGTTTTCCACTGGATGTTGGAAGTCAAATACAATAATGACTTTCTTATCAAAGAAACCCATCAAGTCCATCCCGAAACAGGGTAGATTCTCACCCGTTTTTGGATAGATGATGTTGTTATAGATGCAGGACTTGTCATCCCAGATCTCGACTTCCCTGGACTTGAGAATATATTTGTTGTTGTAAATCTTGGCGGAGAGGGAGGTGCCTTTTCCCTCCCAGTCAGCCCAATCACAAATGTTTTCTAAATCAGGAAATGTTTCCCACAGTACTTTCTTGTACTCCATCCACAGGGAGTTGGAAGTCGGCGTCAACTTTGTCATACAGTTCAATAAAAGATTGTTTGGTTTCATCATCAAAGCGATTCAGGCAAATTTGAATAGCCTTTGCCTTATCGTTGAAGATGGAATATGCACGAATAATGTGAACCAAGCGGCGAGTAGAAATGATCTCATCAACGCCACCATCATAGAATGTCTTGCGGATGATATCACCCCAATCTACAAGACGCTTACAGAAATCACGATCTTCCAAGCCAAGATCCAGAGCAATGCCCTCCAGAATCTTTTGCTCGGTTGCAGGGGCGGGATAAGACTGCTCAAAGGTCACAGGGAAACGCTCAAGAAATGCCTCATTCAAAACATTGGTGCCAATGAAACGACCGTCATCAGAACCCTTACCCTTGGTGTTGGCAGTAGCAATCACATTGAAACCAGAAGCGGGTTTGACATACTTACCAATCTTCTTCAAGAAGACACCCTTTCCTTCCAACACAGACTGCAGACAGAGAATCTTGTTAGAGGCAAGGTCAACCTCGTCTAGAAGCAGCACAGCTCCCCTTTCCAGAGCTTCGATAACGGGTCCATTGTGCCAGACAGTTTCGCCATTAACAAGACGGAAACCACCAATAAGATCATCCTCGTCAGTCTCAATGGTAATGTTCACACGAATTAACTCCCTATTTAGAGAGGCACACGCTTGCTCAACAGAGAACGTTTTGCCGTTACCAGAAAGACCCGTAATGAACGTAGGATAGAAAAGACGGGACTGAATAATTTTTTTAATATCTTTGAAATTACCAAACTGGACGAAGGTATCATCTTTTTGAGGAATAAGGTTTTGTTCTACAGCAGGTTGCACAGAAGGTGCTTGATAGGTTTGTTCCATCTGTTCCCGAACGGTAAGGTTCCACTTACCACGACCAACTTTGTAGTCGGCCAATTTGTTGGTAATGGTCTGATAGTTAGAACCATTCATTGCACACCAAGCACGGATGTCACCAGAGCTCACAGAGTTACCATAAAGATTTTGAAGACTAGTAATGATGTACTCAGAAGAGATGGTCATGTCGTTTGTTTGAACTGAAGTAATTATACAATGAAAAAGGGGGTTCCAACCCCCCTCAGTGGCCAGTTTGAAAAGTGGTCAGACGACCAGAGAGATGAATTCTGACAGGATCTTTTTATTCATCTTCTTAGAAGAAAGAGACTTCTTGAATGCAGAACGAATCTGGGCTTTAGTTGCATCATCTTTTACATCAAACTCAGTTTCCTGAGAAAGTGCATTTGAAGAAATTCCAAAGTATGCATCATATCCAATATTCTTCATGACAAAACTACGGTTTTTCTTCCAGCTATTTTCAAGTTGAGAAACTTTTTCATGATCATAATTTGTATATAGGCGCATGAAACGAGATGCTTCACGGGGAAGAAGAACACGAATCCCAATAAAGTTGACATATGGGAACCTATCCTGAAGATTATTCAAAATGGTTTCTGTAAAATCATGATAATTGTACCCAAACTTATAGGTTTTTCCAAGTTTACGATCCCTTAGGAAAGTTACTGATGGATCAATCGAACG